CGTTGAATTCTTGCCTGTTTCCATTTAATTTCTTATTTTTGCATATCGCAATTTAGCTGCAAAGATACATTAAAAAACGATATTTGAGAAGAAAGAGATATGAAAGTAATCATTATCAAGAAAATGGAGAGGTGTTCCGAGGCTATGCGAATGTAAGTGGGGTAGTAGGGAAGGGACAAAGATTGCCTCAAGGGACTTATTTCTATATACTTACTTGTTCACATAGGGGACAAAAGGAAGTGAAAAAAGGATTTCTCTATGTGAAATAAGTGTCCTAACATGGATATTTTAAAATACGAAGAATGATAAAATAAATAAGGGAGTTGTACAACTCCCTTATTTCTACTATTTTATTTCAACAAACTAAAACTGCGCTTGACAAACTCAGTTAGGGCTTCTCCTTTGAGTAATCCTTGGGAGAGACGAGCTAGGTCGAAGGATTGACTAATCAGTGCCTTGCGAGCAGCCTCATCCGATGTGGAGAGGATTTGACTGGCTAAGGGACTGTTGGTATTTACGACCAAGTTGTACATCTCAGGGAAGCCACCAAAGCCCATGCCTCCCCCTACAGCTTGCATTTCTTTCATACGGAATTACTGAACGGCTAAAATAAACGGCATTATCGTTAAAATCTGTAATTACTTTTACATGATTTGGATTTTCAATATCCTTTTGTAATTTCATTTCCTGTTTTAATGTAACAATTTCTGATTTTTCATTACGATAATTATTTGCCAGAATGTTAATTGACTCAATGTCAATTAAAGGCTCGTCCCCTTGAATATTTATTACAAAATCATAATTTTTATATTCATCCATTACTTTATTTTTATCAACATCACCTATATTAGATTCAGCTAAATACATATCCATTAGTAAATTAATAAATTCTTTACTACTAATATATTTAGTATCTGAAATACACCCTCTAAACTTTCCTACTTTCAATTCAGTACTTGTAAAAGTTTGTATTGAATATGGTACTATATAAGATACTAATCCATTACTCAACATAATAGGAACTTCTATAGTTACTTTTTTATTCCTCATTGATGTAATAGGCATTGCCTGTACAAACTTATTAATATTCTGATTATTTGATATGATAATATAGTTGTGTCCACAATCGGATGTTGAACTAGCATCTCGTAATGTATAAATTGAACCAATTAAACTCTGATTCACGTTCACTAATTTTATTTTAAACCTTCCTTTCTTAATTTATTAATAATAGCTTCTAATAAATAATATATATCAGAAGCTATATAACAGTTTTTATACTTATAGATTATAGAAATTTAATTCCTCATCAGCTATCTCCATTTCTTCTGGAGTAATACCTGATAGATTTTTCTCCAATAGAGGAATTACATTATCTTTCATTATCTTAAATAACTTAGGATTATTTTTGAAATCCTCTGGCATATTTGTTAAACTAAATTTATCATCCTTATCTGATAAGAAGTAATAACCATTCTTATTACCACCTATCAATCCCATATCTTTTGCATATGCTACAGTAGATCTGACCATATCTATACCAGTATTAGAATCATAAACTAATTCTACATTCTTTAATGCTGCTGATACTCTTGATTTGATAACTTCTACTCTGACTTTGAATCCAGTAAAACCTTCATCTTCTTCATTATATTTTTCTCCACCAACAGCTACAAACTTTAATAATATATGTGCTAAAAACTTTGGTGTATTACCCCCAGGGAGCGTTTCCGTCTGCTGAAGCCCTAATATCTCAGCAGGACTCTTAACTATACCCATTTGAGGGTTAGTTTTAATTTGATTTATAGCAATCAATGTTATATTTGCTTTTCTAAGATACGGGAGAATTTCATTGAAAAATCTTCCTATCTCTCCAGTTAATCTCATTCTATCTGTCTGAGTTGATATTTCTTCTAGCTTTTCAAGTTTCTTAGCTTCACTACCATCTATACTCATTGTAATAGTAGCTATTGAATCTAGTATAATAACTGTAGGAACAAAAGCTTGAATCTCTTCTCCAAATTCATTCTTTAATCCTGTATTATACATATAATCATTTGGATTATTAACTTTCTCGTTATATAATCTCATGATAGTTGATTTCATATTCTCAAGAGTACAATCTTCTTGTCTTAAGACATATTTGCTCTGTAATTCATTCATTGGTATTCGTGTAAGAGCTTGTATTCTTGAATAATTTAAAGCTTGTTCTAAATCGAAATGTATTACTAACCCATTATTGAATTTTCTTACTATATTAGAAGCAATCTTTATTGCAGTTGCTGTTTTAGATGTAGATGGTTTTCCTATGAATAATACATAAGAACCTGCTGTAATACCTACACTAGGATACGAATACTCATAGTTTCCATCACTATCATATACATTAACTTTATATCCTAAATAATAATCAAGCACAGGAAATCCTGTGCTATATGATATAGTAGATGCATTAGTATCGAAGAAATCATCTTTCTTCTTCCCTTTAGCAGATTCATTTTCTCTTAATGCCTTTAATAAAATATTATTCGCCATCTTTATTTTTCTCCTCTTCTACTTCACCATTTTCATTATATTTCTTTTTAGCAAGATTAATAGTTTGTGGTTTAGATGAATCATCCATATCAATAGTTCTTCCCAAAACCACATCATAATGTCCTTCTCTTGAAGTTCCGCTAATAGAAATATTTTCATTATTAAATTTTTCTAATTCACTAATATACTTATAGAAATCAGTAGGATTATCAAATTCAACCATTACAGATATATCACCTTTCTTTTTACATTTATCATTAACTTCTTTTGAAATTCTATAATAAAAATCAGATGGTTCTATAGATGCATCAAAATGCAATCCTTGTATCTTTGCAAATGGCGATAGAGTTCTCGAAGTACCTGGATCAGAATTACCACATACAATAATATCAATATTACCAAGCATAGATGGATGAATATCTCTTACTTTAATACCAACTCCATTGCTATTCTTTTCTCCCATCGCATGAGGTCCCTTAGTTGTTTCTTTTAACTTAGACCAAATACTCATATCATTAACTTCATCATCATATCTTAAAATACCCGATGATTGCATTTGTTGTATTAATATATCTCCAGGGAATCTAAATATCTCAAGATAATTATCTGCATTAGCTTTTTCTCCTAATGAAATAACTCTCTTTAATCTTTCACTAAATTTAGTAGTTAATAATGCTGATATGGTTTCATTACATCTCAATCTTTTATTATTAATATCATTATTATCTTTTAATCTTAATTCATTGAAATGTTGCATTACCCATTTTACAACACTATAAGAACCACCTTTATAATACTCTGGTATTTTTAATATATTGGAAGTTGTAACATCTACTAATCTATCAAAATACTTTAATACAGTTAATCCTTTTTCGTAATTAGCTGGGTTAGCTAATTTCTTAATCCAATATGCTTTATCATTTAGATTAGTAAGATTAACTCTATTAGAACTAATATGTATTAATCCCATAACTACCGATTTGACAAAAGTATATTTATCAAATATATCTCTATCCACTTGCATATAACAAGAATTAGATAATTGAAAATATATTTTACTATCATCTTTATTTTCTATCTTTTCAATAAATTCAATTATACCATCAAGATTTAAATAATCTAATGCATATTTAATTCCTTTACTCATATAGAATAATATTGCTGGAATAGTTCGATTAACTACCACTACTGTATATAATGGTAATTTATATTCTGTTCCATCTATATCGTGTACTACTTTTGGTATTCTTCTTACATCTACAGGCATTAGACTCTTTAATGATATTCTATTACCTACATTATAAATAGACTTTTCTACCATCTGATATATGATATAATATTTCTTTCCTTTAATTACATAATAACCATTTTCATCTTGTAATGGTATCAGAATAGATTTAGATATGTTATGTATTTTATATTCATGAGCTTTAGTAGATGGATTAGTATCTGGAAGAGCTAATTCGATATGAACTGTTAATCTTCCTACTCTATCATCACCAATAGCTTTAATACCATATCTTTCTTTCTTTTTCTTCTTTTTATCTCTTCGGAACACATAATTATTTATATCTATTTCCGATTCTCTCTCTGTATAATCAAATCCTTTTATTTTAATCGGTTTTAATATCTCAAGAGATTTAAAAGCTTCTTTAACATATTCCACTAATGGTTTATCTGCTGATTTTTCCAATAGAGGAATATTTAATTCTTTTTCCCATTTATTTATATAATGACATAAATTAGACCTCATTAACCTCATCCTTTCATTATATTTCAAAAAAATATACCTTGCTTAATTATAAATGGATTGAAGACTATATTTCAAATCTTCAATCCATCTAATCAATTTATTCGTGAATAGATGTAGCAGCTTGATCATCTTTCATTAATAACTTAGCTTCTATATTTGGTCTAATATAGATTGAAGAACCATCTTCAGTTTCCATACAACCAATATGAAAGCAACTAATGAAATTAATCTCAAACTCAAATTCACCTAATTCCTGTCTCTTAATTCTAACATAATTTACAGTAGCTTCATATACTGTAATAAATATAGGCATTACCAATTCACTAATACCGATATGAACATCTATTGATTTAAGATCTTCAATAACTGCATTACTAATTTCTCTAATAATACCGGGTTGTGTAATTACATTCTCAATATTCCATTGAGTAATTCTTTCTGTAGGAGTTGTAGCATCTTCATTTACATTATCCTTTACAGACTTATTTAAGTGATTCATGTAAATCATATAGTTGCCCTGCTTTTCATCATCATCTGATGTATTAGTAGTATAACCGATTTCCAATCTATCACATATATTAATTTTAAACTCACTTAATTTACTCTCATATGATTTAAGAGTATTTATAATAACCTTGTAAGTTCTCTCTACAATAACAGCTATCAACTTTGGATCACTAAGAGGAACCTTAAATTTCTCATATAAGATTTTTATTGCTGAAGAACAAATTGGAATTATATGCTCTTCATCTTCCACTACAAACTCATTATAATCATTTAAATACTTCTCGTCTAAATTTTCCATTTTACTTGTTACCCTTTCTTACTTAACTATTTCAATATTTCGTTCTTCACCAAGCCATGTATCTGTTACGGCTAAGGCTGTTATTTCTGGTTTAAAATCTGATGGTAAATCTACATTCATATTAAACCGTGTTGTTTCATAACAACATCCATCATCTTCACTATCCATTGATGTATAAATTAAATTTATATATTCATCAAGCTCCATATTAGGCCAAAAATTGACAAGTTGAATAACTTCATTTTGAGAACCTATTCTATCTATTCTTCCAAATCTCTGAATAAGCGACACAGGATTCCATTGAATATCAAAGTTTATTACAGTATCACAGTCCTGTAAATTCTGCCCTTCTGAAATACAGTCTGTTCCCACTATAATATCTATCTGTTCTTCCTGTGGGATTTCGATTTTCATTTTGGACTTTGGCGAAAATGCACTCAAAATGCTATGAAAGTCTTCTCTTACTTTTTTATTTGAAGTTTTCACTCCTTTACCTGTAACACTTGCAATGCTAATATCTTTACCATAAAATTTTTTTAACAACTCACTCTACTGTTCCAATAAATATGTTTAGTGGTAGAGAAAATGTAACTTTAACTCATATAAAGAAAGAAAACTATAGCATTATTACTAATTCTGCACTGTCATTTATAGAGAATGAAGATATCTTAATGAATTTAGGTGTACGTGCCAGTGATATTTTGCAATCCAATGCAGTAATTTGGGTTGAAGGACCATCTGATAGAATTTATATAAATAAGTGGATTGAACTATATTCAGATGGACTTTTAAAAGAAAATATTCATTACCAGATTCTATTCTACGGTGGAAGATTGCTTTCACATCTAACTGGAAAAATCAACGAATCAAATGAATTAATACAGTTATTTAAAGCTAATGTTCATTCAATTATTGTTATTGATAGTGATAAGACTAATCCAAATAAAAAGATAAATAAAACTAAGCAAAGAATCAGGAAAGAATTTAATAAAAATCAAGCTATCGTTTGGATAACACAAGGTAAAGAAATTGAAAATTATCTATCAAGAAATATATTTAAAAAAACTTATAATGTTGATAAACAAATAGGTCAATATGAAAAAATAGATGATTTTTTAAATAAAAATAGCAGAAAGAAAAATATGGGTAACTATTATGTTACTCATAAAGTATCTGAATCTATTTCAATTGTTAAAGAAATGCTCCTAGAAGATACAAATGTTTTAGATTTAGAAAAACAGATTAGTACTATAGTCAAACAGTTAAAAAATTGGAATGGTATACAATAGGACTA